CTCCGCCGCTCGGGCCCGGGCCGCCGAGGCTCGCGCCGCCGCCGCCGCCCCGCTGACCGCTCTCGAGCAGATCATCGCCGACGCGCAGGCCCGCCGGCTCCGCCTCGGCGACCTGTCCCCGTTCGATCTGCCCATCGTCGTCGCCTGCCGCCAGCTCGTCGCCGACACCGTGGCGCAACTTCCGCTCGTCAACTTCCGCGCCAACCTGCCGACCGCCGACCAGCCCCCGATCGTGATCCGCCCCGACCCGTGGGAGCCGCGCTGGCAGACGATCCACCGCCTGGTGATGAACCTGACCGGCCCCGGCTACGTCTGGCTGATCCCGACCGCGTTCTACGCCGACGGGGTCACCCCGGCCGCCGTGCGTGTCGTCGACGCCGCCGAGGCCGCCGGCACGTTCGACCCGTCCGGCCGGCTCGAGCGGATCATCTGGCAAGGGACCCGTTACGACCCGGGCCCGACCGGCGCGGTGTGGGTGCCGTGGCGCGTCGAACGCGTCGGGACGCTCGGCACCGGCCCGATCGGATCGTGCTACCAGGCCGTCGAGTACCTCGCCGCCCTCTGGCAGATGGCCGGATCGTTCTGGGAGGCCGGGTTCCCGTCGATCGCCCTGGTCATCGAACAGGCCCTGTCGACGACGCAGAAACGCGAGGCGAAAGACGAGATGCTCAACGCCTTCGCCCGCCGGCATGAGCCGGCCGTCGTCGACCGCGGCGGCCGCCTCGAGCCGATCGGGTCGAACGCCGTCGACAGCCAGCTCGTCGAGTCGATCGAGGTCGCCAACGCCGAGATCGCCCGGGCGTTCGGGGTCATGCCGTCGCTCGTCAACGTGCGCGCCGGGGACTCGCTCACCTACTCGACGACCGAGGCCGAGTTCTCCAAGTGGCTCAAGCTCGGTCTCGGCGCCTACCTGATGCGCATCGAGGCCGCGTTCTCCGAGCTCCGCCCGCTCGGCCAACACGTCCGCGCCGACACCTCGGTCCTGCTGCGGACCGACCTCGGCGCCCGCTACGCCGCCTACTCGGTGGCCCTCGGCCGCTGGCTCACCGTCGACGAGGTCCGCGCCGCCGAATCCCTGCCCCCGACGCCTGCCGGCACGTTCGACGAACCGTCGTCGCCGGGCCCGACCGCGTCCCCGTTCACCGATCCGTCAGGAGTACACCCGTGACCCGTCTCATCACCGCCCACCGTTCCACCGCCGTCGCCGCCCCGGTCTGGCATGCCGGGCGCCGGGCCGCCGTCACCGCCGCCGACGGCGCGCTGACCCTCGAGGCGTGTGTCGTCCCCTGGAACGTGCCGGCCCGGGTCACCGACGACGGCCGGGCGTTCTACACCGAGACCTGGTCGCCCGGCTCCCTCGTCCCCGACGCCCGCGTCATCGTCTATGACGGCCACGTCCCCGGCGGCGGCGGTGACGGCCGACTCAACAGTGATCGGGTGCCGATCGGCCGGGCCGGCGGGTTCACCGAGCGCCCCGACGGGCTGTACACGACCATCACCCTGTTCGACACGACCCGTGGCCGTGACGTCTACGCCACCGCGATCGGTCTCGGCTACGTCGACGTGTCCCTCGAGGCCGACGTCCCCGCCGGCGGGACCGGCACCGTCGCCCGCACCGCCGCCGCCCCGTGTCCGCTGACCGGTCTGGCCGTCGTCCTGCCGCCCGGCGGCGGCGCGTTTCCCGGTGCCGTCGCCGTCGGACGCGCCGCCGGGGACGAGGACGACGACGACGACCAGGCCGACGAGACCGACGAGCCGAACCCGGACATCGAGCCTGACGCCCCGGCCGGGCGGGCCGCCCTCGGCGAGCTCGTCCGCGCCGAGCTGGCCCGCTACGGGATGACGCCGGGCCGCCGCCAGTCCGCCCGCACGGCCGGGCCGCTCGGCCGGTTCGGAACGTTCCGCGAGTTCGTCGCCGCGGCCCGGGCCGCCGACGGTGACCGGGCTATCGAGCTGCGCACGGCGTTCGCCGACGCCTACCACGCCTACCGCGACTTCGAACGCCTCGCCGCCTCGTCGCACGTCGGGCGGGCGCTGGCCGATCAGCTCCCCGCCGAGAACCCGGGTTTGCTGCCGCCGTCATGGCTGACCGAAGTGTTCGGCATCGTCGACCGGGGCCGTCCGGCGATCACCGCCCTCGGCGGGCCCCGCAACCCGGGCGACGCCGGCATGGACATCTACTGGCCGTACTACGACGGCGACCTGTTGGCCATCGTCGCCGAGCAGACCGTTCCCAAGACGGCGATCAACTCGGTCAAGGTGTCGTTCAAGCGTGGGCAGGCCACGTTGGACACCTTCGCCGGGGGTTCCGACGTCGCCTACCAGTTGCAACGCCGGTCGTCGCCGTCGTACATGGCGCTGTATGACCGGGTCCTGCAGATCGCCTACGGGCTGACCACCGAGGTCGCCTTTGCCACCGTCCTCTCGGCCGTCGACGCCGCCCCCGACGCCTACGACCTGGCCGCCGACACCGACGGCTCGGCCCTGCGGGCCGTGCTGTTCCAGGCGTCCTCGGAGGTCCGCAACGTGACCGGCGAACCCGCCTCGGTGGTCCTCGCCGCCACCGACGTGTTCGTCGCCCTCGGCGGATCGGCCTGGCTGATGCCGCCCGCCTACGGCACGCAGAACGTGGCCGGCACGGCGCAGGCCAACACCCTGGCGATCAACATTTCCGGGTTGACGATCACCGAGGCCCCGGCCCTGCCGGCGGGGACGATGATCGTCACCAATGAGGGGGCCGCCGCCTGGTTCGAGGAAGGCCCGTTCATCGTCACCGCCGAGGACGTCGAGAAACTCGGGACCAACGTCGCCATCTGGGGGATGGGCACGGGAGGCGTGTTCCTGCCGGCCGGCGTCGTCGAGGTCACCGTCACCCTGCCCGCCCCGGTCGGCGCAGCGACCAAGCGGTCGGCCGCCAAGTAGCGCCGTCGTGCCGGCGCCGGTCGTCACCGCGCTCGACCCGGCCGGCGCCGAGGTCGGGGGGCCCGACGTGACGTTGCGCGTCGTCGGTGCCGGGTTCGACCCGGCCGCCATCATCGTGTTCGGTGGCGGTGACGAGCCGACGACGTGGGTGGCCGACGGGGAGGTGACGACGATCGTCAGACCGTCCACCGCGTCGGGGCCGGTCGCGGTGGACGTGACGGTCCGCAACGTCGACGGGTCGATCGGGAACGCTCTGCCGTTTACGTTCTCGGTCGGCCCGCCGGTGCCGGTCTTCGTCACCGCCGACGACGTCATTGCCCGGCTCCGCCTCCCCGCCGGCCATCCCGACATCGGCTACGTCGGACGGTGCACGACGGCCGCCAACGAGCTCGTCGACGACGAGCTCGCCGTCGACCTGTCGGTCCCCTATCCGGAGTCGGTGTGGCGGGCCGCGCTCGGTGTGGCGATCCGCATCTACCGGTTCAAGGACGCCGAGTCCGACGTGTCCGACGCCTGGTCCGACACCGGCGCCCTGCGCATCCCCCGCGACCCCGTCGCCGGCTACCGCGACCTGCTGACCCCGTGGTGCCACGGCTCGAAGTGGGCGCCGGCATGAGCATCACCGCCGAGGCCCGGACCACGCTGGCCGCCGCCCTCGACGCCGCCCTCGACGTCCCCGTGCACGCCTACCGGCCGGCCGAGCTGGCCACGCCGTGCGTCTACCTCGACATCGCCGGCCGGCGCGCCGCGGAGGACGACGGGGCCCCGCTGATCGTCGTCACGTTCCCCGTCGTCGCCGTCGTCGACGGCACCGACGAGGCACAGATGGCCGCCCTCGACGAGCTCGGCGACCAGATCTGGGATGCCGCCGTCGCCGACGTCGTCGTCGCCCACCTCACCCTCTGCGCAGAAACGGAGACCGCAGCATGAGCCGCACCCTGTTCAAGATCACCGCCGGTGTCGTCGCCCTCGACCTCGTCGACCCGGCCGCCGTCGGCTACGACCCCGCCTGGCAGGCGCCCGGTGGCAAGACGCTGCCCGACGTGCGCATCGCCGACTACGACGCCCTGACGACCGGCTACGGCTGTCAGCTCGTCACCGGCGTCGTCACCGCCACGGCCAACACGACGACCGAGACAATCGACGGGACCTGGTGCGACCTGCCGGCCACCGAGCAGATCGCCGGGGCCGACTCATGGTCGGCGGCGTGGGACCACTACCAGGACCCGACGCTGGCCGACGGGCTGTCGGCCTACCTGTTCGAGCACGCCGGCAAGGACGCCTACCTGTACGTCGGGTGTGGCGGTGACGGGGTGCCGCCGGTGTTCATCGGCGTCGTCACCCTCGCCGCGTCGTCGCTCGGCGGGGGCCGCTCGGCCAACCGGTCAC